GGTCGCCTGCTTCGCCTGGTTCATGTTGTTCTTGAACTGCGAAAGCCCGCTGACCCCCATCTTGACGTTTACGCCGCTTGCCATTGTCTCACCCTCTCGTTATTTCCGGATGACGCCGTGCTGGACGTCATCGTAGTTTCGTCTGTAGATATACAGGTCCATCACGGCCCCCGGCCGCATCCTGTGGATCTCCGGAAGACTGAGCCCGGCGATCAGCCCCCAGCTGACCACCATCAGGTATGTCAGCCTTCCTTCGCTTCTTTTTTTTTCATTTCTTCCAGGGTCACGTCAACGGGACCCTCTTCTTCCTTCTCCGGGATCTCGCTGGCCATGCCCTCCGTCAGGGCGTCCATGCAGATGTTCACCGCCGCCGGCAGTTCCACCGGCCGCAGCGCCCGCATGACCTTCTTGTCGGTCAGATCCGGCGCTTCCCCGGCCTCCTCGAGCCCGGCGTTCCCCAGAATCCGGATCATTTTCGCCGCGGCTTCCAGGTGCTCCGCGCTGCCGTACTTGCTCGTGTCCGTTTTGTCGTCCGGGTTCCGCCCCAAAACCAGGCTGATTGCCCGGCTGATCGGCGCGATGTCGTCCTGGATCTGCTTCATTTCATAGACTGTGTACAGGAGCGGAATCTCCCGCCCCTTCAGCGTGATAGTCGTCATTCCCCTTTTCCCCTTTCATGCAAAAAAGCCGGAGGCGGAGGATTGTCCCTCCGCCCCCTGTGTGATCATCAGGTGATGCCCGCCAGACCGTTCAGGTAGCTCTTCGCCTGCGCAAGCGTGTCAAAGGTCTTGTGCTGCGCGAAGCTGAGCACGCCGGTGGCGTCCAGGCTGACGCCGCAGCCGGTGCCCTCGAGGGTCGGCACGCGCCATTCGATGTTCTGCTCCTTCGTCCGGGTTTCCTCGGAAGAGATGCTGAACTTCAGCTTCTTGTACCACCAGGCCTCGTAGCTGGTCGTGACGGTCGTGGTGCCCTTGACGCGCATCACGCGGATGTAGCCGAAGCCCAGGTCCGGGCTGGCGGCGTCCGTGATCGTGTACTCGTTGGAGCTCACGGTCTCGCCCAGCAGCTTCTGCCGGCTCGAGGCGCTCAGGCCGGTCGGCTCGAAGTTGATCGTGTAGCCCAGCACGCCGTTGTCGCTGTCCAGCTCGACGTCGTCGCCGTAGAAGTGGCCGTCCGCCCTGTTCCAGGAAACGTTCGCGCTCACCGCTTCAGCCACGACGAAGCCGCCGCTGTAGGCGATGCTGCTGCCGGGAGTGTAGGCGCTCACAGGAGCGGCTACGGGATAAACCATACCAACGTTCGCATTCATGCGTTTGTCCCTCCGTTACTTAACTTCCTTGCCGATGGCGTCGATCTCCGCGTCGATGCGTTCCTGCATCGCGGCCAGCACCTTCGGGGTGGCGGCCTTCGCGGCTTTCCGCACAAACGGCTGTTTGTTCATGAAACTGGTGCCTGAGTTGATCGCGTTCACGATCTTCGGGATCGGCACCGTCTTCCCGTTCAGATCTGCGTATCCGGCGTTCCGGAAGCCGACGGACGTGTCCACGCTGCCGCCTTCCTTGTCGAACTTCGCAATACCGGCGGCCGCCTTCTCGACGATCTCCTTCTCTTCCGGAGATGGGAGTCGCGTCTGCCCGCTGCCGGCATACTTAAAAGGCGCGGTCTTGATCTGACCCGCGCCCTTGTTGATCTCTTCGGCCATCAGCCCGGCGCCGTCGTACAGCGCTTTCGAGGCGATCGCCTCCGCCCGGTCCGCTATCGCTTCCAGCTGCCGGGTGATCTCCGTCATGCCGTCAACTTCCAGTTTGTACGCCATCCGTGCCACCGCCTTCCGGTGTGGGTTCCGGTTCCTCCGGCGTGTCCATGCACTGGAAGACCCATTCCACATGGAAAAGGCCCGTCCCGCTTTCGTACTGGGTGCTGTTCAGGCTCCAGCTGTTCCCCAGGACCGTCGCCAGTGTCTCCTCGACCGCGTCGATGATGTCGTCCCGGTCGGTCAGCTTCGGATAGAAGACGTCCACACTGCCTTCCCATGCCCGGTCGTGCTTCGCGCCGTCCCCGTCCAGGCTTCCGGCCTCAAAGTCCAGCTGCACGACGCCGTAGGCGCCCTCAGGTCTGGATTTCCAGCCGTACTCCGCAAAGGGGATCGTCAGCAGCTTCAGCGCTGCCACCAGGGCCGCATACTCGCTCGGCATTTAGCCCACCCCCTCAGCTGCCGGTTCCGGTGCCGGTACGGGTTTCGCGTTCCGCGCAACTCTCTGCAGCGTCAGCTCGATCCCGTCCGTCTCCGTGACATAGGTCCGCAGGATGTCGTACTTCACGCCGTCCAGCTCACACAGCCGCTCTCCTCCATACTCGAAGTCATGCGCCAGGATCACCTTCAGCTCCGGGTTCAGTCCCTGACCCATCGCCAGATAGGCTTCCTGCTGTCCGATGCTCTTTACCGTGCAGGGCACGGAGCGCTTCGTTTCCGTGGGTTCGGTTCCGACGCCGGCGGCCTCCGGGCTGACCGTAATCAGGTCCACCACGTTAGCCTTCATCATCGACTTCGCCCTCCTGTTCGTCGGGTTCCGGTTCCTGATCCGGCTCGCCGTAGTCCGTGTAGCCCGCAGCGTGCATCAGCTGGACCTTCTGCAGGTCGTAGCTGTCCGCCAGCTGCTGGTAGTTCGGCGGGTTGCCGAAGCGCATCTGGGCGTAGGTGATCACCGCCCGCATCGCCAGCGCATCCGTCAGCGTGCTCATGTCCGTCACGGTGTCGCCCGTCGAGATGGTGAACGTCACCGTCCCCGGCAGCTTCACCCCGGCGATCTCCAGGTCGTTCGCGCCCGCCATCAGCAGGCTGGCGATCTCGCTGTCGTAGTAGGCATTGGTCACGCGGAGGGCCTTCTTCGCTTCGTTCAGCATTTGGTTCTCACCTCATTGTTATCTCAGGTCTACTCCCGGCAGTTTCTTCCGAAACGCCTGGAAGACGTTATCGTCCACGATGATCGACGACTTATGCCCGACCTGCACCTTTGGATCCACCCAGATCCGGTACCCGCACCCGCGGGCCCTGATGCAGAAACTCAGGTCTTCGCCGTAGCCCGGCAACTGGCCGAATAAGTCGCTGTACTTGTCCCGCACAGCCTTGATCACTTCGGTCTTCATCATGATGCAGCCGAAGCCGCACCCCTCGACCTCGAACAGGCCGTCGCGCGGGTAATCCACCAGGCACTCGCTCTCGTTCTCGTGGGCCGTCAGCCCCTGCCGGAGCTTCGACCACAGGACGGGCTTGTACGGTTCCTTCCTCATGTGGCACACGCCGGCGACGATGTCCTTCTTCCCGTCCTCGATGTCCTTCATCAGGTCCATCAGCAGGGTGTCCGGGAACACCATGTCGCTGTCGATCCACAGGATGTAGTCTGCCTTCTCCTGCACCGCCATCAGCCCCAGATCCGTCCGGGACTTGCTGATCAGGCTGCATGGCAGGAACTTCGCGTAGACGTTCCCGACCCGCTGCAGGTTGAAAAGGCTCTGGGCAAACTCAGTCTGCACCTGCTCCATGCAGGGCACCGCGATCATCGTTTTCATTTCTTTCCCCTTTCTTCCCCCCTTCAAATAAAGCGCCCGGGCAGGGGAAAGGGGTACCCCGCCCGGGCATATCCTCAGGCCGTCGCCTTCAGACCGTTATCAGGCAGTGGTGCTGACCAGGCGCACGATGGCGTCGCCCTTGGCGGGCTTGGAGTCGAACACCGCGATGCCGCGGTACAGGATGGAGTTGCTGGTGAAGCCGGCGCTTTCGTCCCGGTCCACATGGATGTCTTCGGGCAGGTTGCCGACGACGTCCGTCCACTTGCCCAGGTACAGCTCGTCCTTGTCCTTGCCGACATAGTCGTCGACCACGACGGGATAGCCCATCAGGCGGCCGCCGACGCCGGTGATCGTGTCGGGCACGAAGATCGGATTGCCGACGGAGTCGACGATCTGGGCGATCTTGCCGTACAGGGTCTTCTTGTTCACCAGGAACTTCGCTTCCGCGTCATAGGCGGCGGGCAGCAGGGCGATCAGGTCGCACACGGAGCCGTAGCCGTAGTTGGCGGCAACGATCTGGTTGGTGCTCGTGGTCCAGGTCAGGGCCGCGATGCCGTTGGTGCCGTCGTTCAGGATGTAGTTGTCGATCGCGCGGGCGATGTCGCCGGCGAGCATCTCAACCAGCCAGCCCTCGAAGGCGTCCACGGACATGAGCTTCGCGGTCCGGGAGATCTGGATGATCTTCATGAACTCGAAGCCGCCCAGGGTGACGTTCACGACGGTGTCTTCAGCGGCCGCGATGGCGCTGTTCTCGGTGTGCTTGCTGGCGGTGTTGCGGACGCCTTCAGCCACGAACTTCAGGTTGCCGGCGACGCGCAGCAGGGTGATCTCGCTCAGCATCGGGGCCAGCTTCTTCATCTTCTCGAAGAACTTCTCGCTGGTGATCTCCGGCACGGCATTGTTGTCGTCCACGGACGCATAGGCGCGGGTCTCTTCTTCGGTCAGGGTGCCCTGCAGGTTCTTCAGCCACAGGTTACGGTATTCCATAGAGTTCTTTTCCATGGGTTTTTCCTCTCTTTCTTCTTTGAAGTCTTTGATGATGGGGTCATTCCCCTCCGCCACTTCCTGGCGGGTTTCCTCGGCAGCCGCAGCCGCCGCAGCGCGGGCTTCCAGCTCGGCCTTGATGGCCTCCAGCTCATCACACCGCTCTTCAATCTCTTCCGCCGTCATGGCTTCGCGCTCTTCGGCGGGGATCTCCGCGGACAAAAGCGCCTGGCGCTCTTCCAGTTCGTCCACGGTCTTGCCGGTCAGATCAAACTTCATGATCTCTGACCTCCTTCTGTAGTTTTTCCAGCCGTTCCAGAGCCGCCGTCCGGCGTTCCTGTTCAGCCTGCGCGGCACGTTCCTCTTCCAGCTGCTTCCTTGCGCTCTCCAGCGAGGCGCGCACGCTCTCCAGCGCGTCGCCTTCGGAAGCGGCCTGCACGCTCGTGCCGCTGTATGCCGGGAAGGCCACCAGGCTGCACTCGAAAATCCGCCCGAAGCCGGTGATCCGGCGGAGGGGTTTCGGTGTGTCCAGGTCCTCCCAGCGTTCCTCATTCACCGTGAAGGCAAACGACATTCCGGAAAGGTCGCCGCGCTTCACAGCGGAATAAGCCTCTTGAGCCTTCGGGTTGTTCTGCACGTCCAGGGCGGCCCGCATGAAGACGCCCTCTTCCGTCGCCGTCAGCTGCATGGTGCCGCTGCCGTTGTTCCGCCGGCTGTGGGCCAGCGGGATGGACCCGAAGTCATGCCCGACCATCAGGGCGACGTCCCGGAGCATCTTTTCATCGCTCACGGTGCCGGGGTCGATCACCTCGCGCCACTCGCCCATGTCGGTTTCCTGGTTAAAAACAATGGGGTAGCCTTCGATGTAGGCCGCCCCTTCGTTTTCCTGTTCTGTCCGCAGCTCGATCGGAGCAAACCGGACTTCCCTGTTATTCATCGGTATTGTCCTCCTTGTTTTCGTCGGCGTCGCTTCCCTGGACGTCCTTGTACTCGCCGCGGATCGGCGTGTACTGGCCCTTGCCGTCCGGCAGCGGCGCGTAGTTGAACAGCTCGCGGATCTCGTCGATCGTCAGCACGCCCCGGTCGCCCAGCTGCTGGGCCATCTGGATCTTCGTGCCGGCGCTCATGTACTGCAGGCGGTTGGCGGTAAAGGTGATCTTGTTCCCGCTGTTCCGCTCCCGCTCCG